GGGGAGGCAATGACCACATCGTCGCCCACGATGGCATATTCTTTGAAGGGATACTTTCCCTCTTGGAACGCCATGTACTGGACGAAGACGTGGTGGGACACTGCGAAGGCAGGCCATGAGCTGTAAAGGCCCATGGGCTGCCCTGCGGCGTAGCGCACATACTTAGGATTGGTATGATCGGCTGAGATTGCGAAATCTCTTTCGGTCATTACCTTAACCCAAGCATGTGAGAGCTCCTCTCCGAACAAACTGGCCATCACTATCCTGGTGATTTCCACCGGGAAGCGGTCTGTTGCATTGGTGAGGTCAAAACTGTACAACTTCCGGTCTTTAGACCATTCGGATACCAACCGAATGACTTTAGACTGGTCATGTGTACCGTCTTGATCTACCTTTGCTAACCAACTCATAAGTTTATTATGGATTGGTAACAGAACTGCTTGGGAGAATGTATCTCCTATGGCAATGGTTCTCGTTTTACATCCACCTTCCGCGAGAGCGGCAAGGCGAGAGTGAAACGGGACCCAGTCTGTGAGGAAGGGATGATTCTGCTTTGCCCAATCAGACAGGTCTCTTATCCAATGTTTGAGACTCAAGCCAGGCGTAATTGCCTGAGCAAGAGAGTCAATATTGTCTAGGAGTTCTGGATGGTTGGTCAAGGCCACTGCGTCTAAGTGAGCTGAAGGCAAGCCTGGTCCGTTAGGACCAGATCGAGCTCTCGGTTTCACTAGCAGTTCTCCCGTTGGAGGTATGGGACGACAGTGCTTAGCACTGAAGTCCTTGAACTCCTCCCATTGCCCACTACTCCAACCCGGTCCAGGGGGAGATGTGATTGATTTCACATCCAACTTTGGACGGGTCTGGATCAAGTAACACAATCGTAAGATTGTGAGACTTGCCCGGATCCTATCGGGATCTCCTGAGTGTAGATCGGAGAGGAAAGGACGTAAGTCCTTTGCCTGACCTTTCGAATCAGATTTCCTGAAAGGGATTGGAGTAATAGTTCGGCCTACTGCGATGTGAATCGCTTGTAGGTAGAGGTTCTTCAAGTGTTTTGTTGCTTCAACAGGGCCTTGCTTAGTAATAAGCTTGTGCGCCAGTTGATAGTAATAATCCACTTGATTAGCAGGCGTAAATCCGTACGCCGACAGTAAAGTAGTATATACTGCTTTCTTTGTCGGAAACGGTAGTCTCAAGGGTCTCATAGTGTTGTTAAACATTATGGGATCGTTGCTCTCACAGCGGACGAAGTCCGTCAGTTGCCAGAGACAGGTACGGAAGATGGGTTTTCCATCTTCAACAAGGCGCCGACAAGGCGCCTTGTCC